CGCCGTTCTTCAAGGACGCATTGCGCTGGCAGGATTTTGCGCGCGTGTACAGCTACAAGGTTCACTGTCGTCAGCGCGTACCGCAAGACGCCGAGGTTGTGTGCTTTCACGGGAAGCCCAGGCCTTGGGAAGTGTCTTTGCGTTTTTGATTTTTTGCTCAATAACGGGCATACTCAGGCTTGGAGAACCCACATGGAATACGCGCCAACACCGCTGCATGACATCGAGTTCGAGCCGCTGACGCTCGAAGAGGCGCGGCTGCACTTGCGTCTGGACGCGGTTGGTTCGCCGCCGACACATCCAGACGACGATCTTGTGCTCGCGCTCAACGTCGCTGCGCGTGAGCACGCTGAATACTATACATCGCAGGCTTTTGCGCGCCAAAGCTACGAGCTGGCGCTGGACGAATTTCCTGCTGGCGCGATCGACCTTGGTGTGTGGCCGGTGCTCAGTGTCGATTCGGTCGCTTATGTCGACCAAGCTGGCGCAACGCAAACGCTGGACGCGGCTAACTACGCGCTGAACAACAGCCGCAAGCCTGCGTCGCTGGCGCTGGCTTTTGGCGCGGCTTGGCCAGCGACGCGCGTGCAGGATGCGGCCATCAAGATCACGTTCACAGCCGGGCGCACCGACGACCTCAGCCCCAACCCGCAACCGACTCCAAAGTCGGCCAAGCAAGCGATGCTGCTCATCTTGGGCCATCTGTACGAGAACCGCGAGGCTGTCACGCTGGATGAGCGTTACGAGCTGCCGTTGGGTGCTGCGGCCCTGCTGCAACAGCACCGCATCGCGATGGGGCTGTGATGGATATCGGTCGTCTGGACAAGCGCATCACACTCCAACGGCGCAGCGCCGTGAAGGACGATTACGGCCAGGAACTGGACACTTGGTCTGATGTGGCGACTGTTTGGGGCAACGTGAAGCCGATTGGAGGTCGCGAGAAGCTGCGCGCCATGGCGATCGGCTCGCACCTGACCCACACCGTCGCCACTCGGTACAACTTGGCGCTGCTGCCTCCGATCGGTGTCGCTGCGATGCGCATCAGCTATCCCACTCCCGCAGGAGTTCGGTTGCTCAACATCACCGCTGCGCGCGATCTGGACGAAGAGCGCCGGTTCATAGTCTTCGATTGCACGGAGGGATCGCTCGATGGCCAATGAACTTCACGTTTCAGGCCTGTCCGAGTTGGACCGCCTGCTGAAAGAGCTTCCTGCAAAGATCGAAGGCAACATCATGCGCGGCGCTGTGCGTGCAGGCGCAAAGGTGATGGAGACGCGAGCCAAGGAGCTGGTGCCCGTGGACGACGGCGATCTGCGCGACTCGATAAAGGTCAGCACCAAGTCCAAGCGTGGGCAAGTTTCCGCGACCGTGCGCGCTGGCGGCAAGAAGGCGTTCTACGCGCACATGGTCGAGTTCGGCACCGCACGACACTTCATCAAGCCCAAGAAGCGCAAGAGCCTGTTCTTCGCAGGAATCGCGCGCGAGGTTGTTGACCACCCCGGCACATCCCCCAAGCCGTTCATGCGGCCTGCGCTGGACAACTCGCAACGAGAAGCCGTGGATGCCGCAGCGGCATACATTCGGGCGCGGCTAGCCAAGGAGGCTGCCAAGAAATGAACCCCGAATTGATCATCAAGGCGCTGCTCGGCAACCCCGCAATCGTCGCGCTTTGCGGGGATCGTTGTGCTTTGGCGCAGCTGCCGCAGAACACCGCGATGCCAGCGATCGTTTATCAGGTCGTGGACGCGCAACCGCGCCCTCACGTGAATTACGCGACCGAGCCGCAGATGGCGGTTGCGCGCATCCAGATCAATCCTTTGGCGCAAGACATCGCCAAAGTGAAAGCAATTCATGCTGCGTTGCGTTCTGTGCTGGACTTCAAGCATAATACGATCGTCGCCGGAAAGCGCGTCGTGAGCTGCAGATTCAGCATGCTAGGCTCGATGGACAAGGACAACGAGGCTGGTGTCTGGACGCAACCAGTTGATTACGTTCTCATGTGGTACGAATGAAAATTACGTACACAAACGGTGTTGTGGCATCGACTTGTCGGCGTCGCTTCGGTTCGCCTGCATCCCTGTGGGCGTCACTTCTTGTCATTGAAAGGAAAACATCATGACTGTACGCACCTCCGCAGGGACCACTCTGCGAGTCACCGCCTCCGCTCCGAGCACCTTCGACGCGGCTGGTTACAACACGCTCTTCACGGCGTCGCCCGTTCCTTCGCTGGTCGGCGAGATCACCGATCTCGGCGAGTTCGGTCGCGAGTACGCGCTGGTTACCCACAACCCGGTGGGCACGCGCGGCACCCAGAAGTTCAAGGGCTCCTTCAACGAAGGCACCATGAGCCTGTCGCTGGGCCTGGACACCGACGACGCAGGCCAGATCTTGATGAAGGCTGGCAGCGTTTCCGACGCCGACTATTCGTTCCTGGTCACCACCCAGAACGGCGACAAGTATTACTTCCAAGCCAAGATCATGTCCTTCAAGGTTGGTGTTGGCTCTGTGGACTCGATCACCACCGCCACCTGCACGCTTGAACTGACGACCAACTCTGCTGGCGTCGGAATCATCGAGTCGCTGGCGGCTTGATGAATGTCTGAGAAGGCTGAACGAGCACCGAGTCGGCGGCTGTCTTCTCCTTCGCGGGGGAAGCAGTCATCGACCACGGGCAATTTTAATTTCCCCGCGAAGGAGAGCAAACCAATGTTCGATATTTCCAAACTCGCCGTCAAAGAAACCGCCATCATTGAGCTGGAGACGCCTGATGGCGAGCCGCTGCTGAACGAGAGCGGCAAGGTGCTGTCCGTCACCGTGTATGGCCCTGGCTCCAAGCAGTTCCAACGCGGCCAAGGCAAGCGCAACCGCGCCATCCTCGACCATGTGCGCAAGGGCGGCAAGAAGATGAAGGACGAGGAGCAGCGCGAGCTGGACGCCGAGTTCCTGGCCGACTGCACCGCCTCGTTCAACGAGTTCGTGTACAAGGACATGACCGGCTACGACATGTTCAAGGCCGCGTACCTAGACGCAGGCATCGGGTTCATCTCCGAGCAGATCAACAAGGCGATCGGTGACTGGGCAAATTTTACGAACAAGTCCGCCACGACCTGATCCTGTACGCTCAGCAGCTGGCGTGGTTTCATTCCGCGCCAGCTGACAAGAAGAGCAAGGCCGTCTCTGGCGAGACTGAACCAGAAAAGCCGCAGACACGCGGCGAAAAGATCGAGCGCGGCGGCGGCACCCCGCTCATGCCGGACGTTGGCGCTGCCTCCTACCTCGTCAGCTATTGGCACGACGCAGGGCTGGTGAGCGTTGGCGGGATGGGACCAGCGCCGCTCACCAGCGTGGAGCTGATGGCTTGGCAAGAGGGGCGCGGTTTTCATCTTCAGCCTTGGGAATTCTATGCTCTGCGCGAGATGTCTCGTGTATACTTAGCACAAGCGCACGCGAGCGAAAAACCTGAGTGTCCGCCACCATTCGGCGACCCTGTTAACGAGTTCGACCGCGAGGTGGTTAGCAAGAAGGTTACCAACGCATTCAAGGCATTCATTCAAGCTAAACGATGAACATCGGCACCCTGACGATCGAGATGGCAGCAAACGTCGCACGACTGTCCAAGGACATGGACGCCGCGCGCCGTACCGTCGAGCGCACGTTCGGGTCGATCGAGAAGGATGTTGCGCGCCTAAAGGATCTTCTAGGAGGTCTGTTCGCTGGCGTTTCCGCGACGATGTTTGTTGGCAAACTTGTCGATGTTCAGCGTCAATTTGATGTTCTGAATTCCAGCCTTATCACAGTCACCGGATCCAGCGAAGCTGCAGCGAAGGAATTCGCTTGGATCAAGCAGTTCGCATCCACCACACCGTATCAGCTCGCAGAGGTGACAAGCGCTTTCGTCAAGATGAAGGCGCTTGGGTTGGACGCATCTCAGAAAGCGCTGCAAAGCTACGGCAACACGGCCAGCGCCATGGGCAAGGGTCTCGACCAGATGATCGAGGCTGTTGCTGATGCTGCAACAGGAGAGTTTGAACGGCTCAAAGAATTCGGCATTCGCGCCAACAAGCAAGGTGAGCAGGTCACGCTCACATTCCAAGGCGTGTCCAAAACCATCGGCAACAGCGCGGCTGAGATCACAGCCTACTTGCAGTCCATCGGAGAGAACCAATTCGCAGGTGCGATGGAAGAGCGTGCGAAGACGCTGGACGGCGCAATCAGCAATCTGGCTGACACATGGGACGAACTGTTCCGAACCATCAACGAGGAACAGGCCGGTGGCCTGATCTACGACAGCGTCAAGCTGGCGTCCGGCGCAATCCAAGATCTGATCACGATCATCAAGGCGCTCAACGGCGCGACTCAAGAAAACACGACACAAACTGGTGCGATGGCGGCGATCCAAGAGGGCTTGGCGATCGTTTTCGAGACTGTCTCTGTGCTCGGAGTCAATGTCAAGTACGTCCTCGTGCAGATCGGCAAGGAAATTGGCGGCATTGCAGCCCAAGCTGCTGCGATTCTGAGCGGAAATTTCTCTCAGGCCGCAGAGATTCGTCGCATGATGGTTGCGGATGCAGAAGCCGCTCGTCGCGAGGTGGATGAGACAACAGCGCGGATCCTGAATGCTCGTCGCGAAGCGCAGCAGGCCGGAGCAGCGC